AGTATTAACTTTCTTCTTCTGTGCTGACATTAGCGGCCTCCTTTCTTACTTTCAGCCTTGCCCTCAGTATTGAGAAGTTCACGAATAAGACGAGAAACAGAAACAATATCACTGAATGGGATGACATAACTTTGAATATGTTTACGACAGAGTTCTCTGTCTTCCTTAACGGCTTCACGCTCCAATCTCTTAATCTCATCATCAAGATAGAAACGTGCCTTACGCAAGTCCTCCAGTGCTTTTGCCTTATTGTTCATACCTTCTTCACGCTTTAAGCCATGTCTCCAAAGGTACTTAATCACGTTGCCAACATTGAAGTTATAATGTCGAACAATGTCAATGCACTCTACACCTGATGGGTGAGCGTTATAATAACTTGGATGTTCAACTCTGCTGTCTACATTCTTCTGTGGGGCAGAAGCGGGAGAAGTCTTTTTTGCTTTGTTTTTTTTACTCATTTGTTTATATATGGTTTAGGGTTTATTTATCATAAGATTGCTTATAGAACGATAGGGCAACTACTCTTAAAAATGACTTTTCAGTTCCCTGATAACCCTCTCAAGTGAGGCGGTAACAACCTTAGGAGGCGGACAATCTTCAATTGAACCTGATCCACGTCGATAGGCTTCATATCTACGAAGTACCTGAGGGTCGTGCCAACGAAGCTCTTGTTTCTTACGCAGGTCAGCCTGTGTATCGCTATCGTTGTCTATAGTACGCAGGAAATCTGCCGCACGTTGTATGTAAGTATTAGCCTTGCTCATAGCTTTTCTTCTCGTGATTTTGAACGCATCTTAAAGAATACCTTCAATGGTGTTAGAAGTAAAGTTGTCGTATATTTCACGAAATCACCAAACTCGTCTAAATCTGCCAGTGCACGGAAAAAAGCGTATGGCACATACAAGACATAAGCAACCACGATATAGATAGTTACGAATGACATCATAAATCCACGTCCGATTATTCTCACGACTTTACTCATACTTTCCTTAACTTTCTCAATTACTACTTGTGCCCGTGTACGGAGTCGAACCGCACTTTGTCCTCAGCTTTCGGCTAACGTAGCCTTATTTCCTCTGCCTATCCGTGTGGCAGTCGCACGGGCGAAAAAGAAAAAGGTCAGTCCGCTTAGGCAAGTTTCAGTATGCAAGATAAAGACTCTTACGCAGACCGACCTTACGAAGATTATAATAACTATAAAACTATAAAAGAAATTCCAACTATTATCCCTCTACAGTTCCTCCAGGCAAAGGCGGATTAGCTTCACCACCACCACCACCAGGCTTACCGCCCGGCTGATGTTCCTTGCCTTCCTCGACAATGTTGTCTTCCTCGATAGCAACGCCACGATCGTCCACCTTCTGCCAGCTAACCTCTGCGGCAAACTGCTGACTGAACTTGATGCTCACCGTGCAACCTAAACGGCTTCTGCCATTGGCTGCATTGACCATCTTAGCCGTAGCCGTAACCTTGTCGGTGTCTTTTACCGAACACTGAAGGTTAGGATAGACTGTTAAGAACTTGTCTCCTAAATTGCAACGGAAACCTTTCAGCACATTGCGCTGAACGACTTTCATGAAGTCAGTCACTGCCGCCTGCATAATAGAAGGCTCGATAGAGGTGTTATCACACGCCTCACGACAAAGCTCTGCAAAGGTCAGAGTGTCGTTAGGAATAGGAACAGCATAGAAACTATGCTTACCTAACTTTTTGTTTTCCCTTACGGTATATTTGACTCTTGCCATAATATACATTCTTTTTAAGGTTGAACATTAGAATTATCATCACAAAGATAGTTCATTTATAAACTTACGTAGGGACAAAGTTTTCAGCGTTTTCAGTTGCTATAGTAAGTCACTTCGGGTTAGTGTAGCAAGACGCTTGGAGTTACTATAGTAACCCGCTTTGCCTTGCTATATCACCCTTTTATGAGTTATTATAGCAATCTGTGCCGACTTACTGCCCCTCTCGTTTCATCCCGTTAGACTTCAAGAAAGCATCTACAGCCTCTTGCGCTTCAATTTCATTGTCGATATTGTGCATATCTCCTATCCAATCCGGATTCATCTTCTTTAGTTTAACAGCAGAAATCACACACCGAAAGACCATTTCAAACACTCCTTCTTGACGCAACATATTCATCACAAGCAACGAAGCTGCACGAGATTTGTCTTCTCCAAAAAAACAAAACAATCCAAAGTTGTCCATGTACAGATAGTTCCTGTCCATGCGTTCTGCCAAAGATTCCATAGCTTTTAAGTGGTCTATGTACTCTTTGTTTATCTTCATGAGTTCTTCTTTGTCCATCATAGTTTCTAACCTAATAGTTCTGTTTCAATTTCATTTATCACATCCTCAAGCGTAGCACAAGCGTCATACTCCCTCTTTAAGGTCAGTAAGACTACAAGGGCAGCTTGCTTATAGTTTCGTTCTGTTGCTCGCATAGTTTATTTACGAATCTTTTCTTTATAGATACGCTTTAAGACCTTTAGATCCATAGAAGGCTTCTCTTTCAAAATCTCAAGGAAGGCATCACGACCTAAGGAACGGTAATAGGGCTGAAAGTCGGCAAGTATCAAGTCGCACGGCTCACCTGCTGGGATAGCCATACCACTCTTTGCATAATGCTTGCTCTTTGGATCAGACAATTCAAGGACACTAATTCCCTCTTTGTTTACGATGATATAATGATGTCCATTGAAATTTATCTCACCAAAATATCTGGCAACAGAAAACTGACTATTTGCCCAATACTCTTCTGCCATACAGACAGGCGTTATCTTACTATTCATATTCGTCTATTCTTATGTAACAATATCAGTCTAATCCTCTGCGAAGCCTATCACAGTCAACTTCTCTTTCAAGTCGTCCCAATCAACACCTCTGAGGTAACGCACAAGGCGGGAAGGCTTGCCATTCTGCTTCATCGGATTAATAAGGACATTAGGCTCAAAGTAGTAATTATAGCCAGCAATACGGAACTGACGACCATTATACTCGCAAAGAGTACCCACTTCAAAAGGCTTATTCTCTGCAAGAAAAGTCTCTCCGATACGTCCCATCTCTTGCTGTAACGCTAATATTTGTTTTCTCTTCTCGGCAAGCAATGCCTCTGTTTCTTTTCTATTCATATATGTAATTCAATCTAAGTTATCTATTCTTTGATTGGTAAAAGAAGTATCTTAAAGCCACTTCTCATTACTTAGTTTTCACTTCATTCACACAACCCGTGATATAAGCTCATACAGCTATACCCTCCCTCTGGTTCAAACAAATCAAGCTCTATATCATTGCGATTTACATATTTGAACACTTCCTGCACTGTGGGGTATTCGCCGTTGGCGCAAAAACGCTTAGGTATGTAAGTAGGTGGAAAGAACGACGAGCCGAGTTCTGTTTCATCCTTCATTCTTTGCTCCGCCTCTATCAATCGGTTGCTTGCCCATTCATCTTTTGAAATCAACTGTACTTCACGCTGTCTACACATAACACAAGGGAAGCAGCCTACCCTTGAAAAGCCTCGTTCATATAGAGGGTTTGGACGCTGATCATTTTCAAGGATATAATCTATTACTTGTTGTGCTGACCAGTGAAAAATAGGTCGTAACACACTTGCATCGTGTGTCTTGCACCATTCCAACACCGCTTTCTTGTGATACAACCCTTTCACTTCATTGTTAAAGTATTCTTTGAAATATGAACACTCCACATCATAGCCTGCTCGTGCCTTACTCTCTTTCGCTCTAATACCTTGAATGATGATAAAATGGTCATCTTGCGATAGAATATAATCTATCATTGGAATATTTTTTAGTTCTGACGTGCAGAACCTTGCCATAGTTGATGGAAATCTACCTTTCTTGATAGACATATCCACGAAGTCTTTGTATTTACAGCTTTTGAGTGTAATCAGTTCTACATTTAACTGATTGCAAACATTATGAATATGTGTGTAAGTATCTTCGTGCTCCCACCCTGTATCTGAGAACACTGCTGTAACTTTGTCGTTGCCATAGTCATTTACCGCCTTGATAAGGCAAGCCTGGCTATCCTTGCCTCCGCTAAATTGTACTAATATTTTCATTCTTTAAGTGTTATCTTTCCATTACTACTTGCTATCGTTTTCGTTCGCTCATCGTACATCTTGATAGCAAAGTCTATATTGCCTATCAGATGTGGATAGTTATCTTGTGCCATTGCTCTTGCTAATCCAAGAGTTTCTCTAACCTTATAGTCTGTATTCGCGTCAACGATATAATACAGACCTTTTGAAGTATCTATATCCATTTTGTTATTTTTTCAGTCTAATCTCCACTTCCTGCGGAGAGTTCTCATATCAACTTATACACTTATATCTACTTTCATAATTATTTACTTTTTACGTTTCTTTTTCCTTTTACTTGCATAAGGTATTGAACCTGCACGTGATTTGCTTTTCCTTTTGTTTAACCTTAATTCAAAGTTATTCATTCTAAGTTATCTACTCTTCAACTGGTAAAGGAAGTATCTTAAAGCCACAGTTCACAGCATTTCGCTCACGGATAGCCGAACGGATAGTATCACTATCATAGTAAATTACCCAACGTTCGTCACTATCAAACGACTTATCACCCAATATATACCCCTTCTTTAGCATATTGTAACGTAAACAGGTAGCCTTACGTAAAAATTGCTTCTGCTGTAGGATTTTACCGAGACGTGTCTGCGGTTCCATTCCAAAGCGGATGCGCCTGCGTTCTTTACTGATAAGTAATCGACGTCTCTCGGATCTCTCCTTCATACATTTTCGATAGCGATAAGGGCTTATCTCTTTCAGACGTACAAGAGGAACAAAGCCAGCCTCACGTAGTCGACGCGTAGCTTCCAAAGCAGCAGCGCAGGGGGCTTTACCTCGAAGTGAATCATAGTAGCCATTCTCCTCACACACTTTCTTTATCTGAGCCGCCTGCCGTTTCTTTATTGCTCGCATGCCATCTTCACTCTTTGTAAGTTTCAAATCACGTGCAAAGCGATGCAAAGTTGATTGAGAGATGTTCAAAGCAGAGGCAAGTTTGCTATTCTCTTTGTCGTGAAAATGGTCCTTCAGCCACTCCAACTGGTAATCTGTGAGCTGCCGTTTATGATAAGGAGGAACAAACAAGGCTTCCCGTAATCGTTTGCGGTCTGTAGGAACTCTACTACCAGCCATTAGCGTTCGTCTCCACTTCCATCTATCACTCCACGCTGTTGACGTGAGGCGAGCTTATCCAAATTCTGTTGACAAACGTCTTCAAGCGACCAGCCCATAACATGACAAAGTCCTGCAAGCTGCCAAGCAATGTCGCCTGCCTCCTTGGCTAAAGCGTCCTTTTCTTCATCCGTTATTAGGATAGCTTGAGAATGAAGTACATCACCATTATCATCACGATGCGAAGCGTGATAAACATAAAGATCACCCTTACGTACGTGCTTTGCTATCTTTCCTGCAAACTCACCAACCTCGCCCATGAGGTTAGTCAACATATAAAGAAGGTTGTCGCACGTGGGCATACAAGTTTTCATTGCCTTCTCTTGATATTCGTTCAATTCCATAAATCAAATTATTCTATAGTTTACATTTCCTGTTACATCGATTATTGCCTCTTGCAACTCGTCTGCTATCATCTGCGCAACGAGTTTAGCATTCGGATGAGGTTTACCGGTCTTTCCCAATAAGCGAAGTTCTAATATATGTCGCCACTCAAAGACATTGTAGGTATAAACGACACGAGTTGCCGCATCAAGTAGAAGATAACCACGTGCATCCTCTGCCTTTAATCCCATTCGCATCATCAGCGAATAGAATAAACCTGCAATACGCCAGCCAAGGCGAGCCGTGAAACGTTTCAGTTTAGAAACACCAGAGTACCAGTGCGGCTCACAGATAGTTATACCGCCACGCTTACCAAAACTAACATAACGTGTACTCTGCTCGGCTATGTTGTTTGGTGAAGTTCGATTGAGTTCGCGGCTTGTGCTAATCTGTGTCGTAACACAAACGGTATAGCGAATCAACGCAAAAGCCGTAGGATGTTTATACTGCTTAACCTTCTCAACAAAATCAGACAGACTTACCTCGTGTGGGTCCAACTCGTTATGTATGTTAGGAGTCAACTCCATAAATGCCTGCACATTCATAGCAACAAAATAGACACGCTGCTTCTTTGTCTTCTTGTAAGTCAGACCGATATACGGTGAGAACAACAAGCGAGAGATAGTAAGATAGTCGCTAACATCGTCAAGCGAAAACACAAAGTACTTTGTCCCATGACGGAACATTGAGAGGTGATTGCGCTTTTCTAAGAAGCTGCACAACTCTTCAGCCGTGCGCTTTCCCGTCTCGCTACCATAGCAAACACGTGCCGCACGAGCGACCAAAGTGTGCCAGTCTTTTGGACATAACCAAGAAGTTACTTCAGGTTTTAGGATTTTCATTAGCTCAATCTCTTTTTTAGTTCCTCACAAAGAGTATCAACATCATTAAAGTGACCCATACCTAAGTACTCATATAGAACCTCCTTAAATAAGGTCTCTTCGCCATTGTCATTTATATATCTTACGACACTTTTAGCCTGACCATTATAGCCAGTATCAATAGCACTATTACTATCATCACTTGATAGATTTTCTTTCTCAACGAGATAGCCACGATCTTCTAAATACTCAACGAGGTCATACTCGTCGATGTCGTCCAAATCAATTGAAACTTTTACCACCATACTTTTATAAATTATTTAAGAGTTATACCATAGTCCTCACAGATATGGAAGAAAGTTCCTAACCCTATCTTTTCAGGACGTTGTAATGTATCAAACTTTTTATCACATTCTTGAGGATTATACTTTTTGCATATAGCTGAGACACGATGAAACATCTGCCTGCCTATTGGATTAGGAAGATTTGCCAAAGCAAAGCCAATGCGATACCAATCATTATAGCTATCAGTAATGTCTATATGGTGC